CTGCCGAGACGATCACGTATGCCGTCAGCTCACCCTCACGATGCTCGACCGACGGCGTGACCTTGTAGAGCTTCGCGTCTGCCGTCCATCCTTCGATGTTCTTGACGAATGTCGCCTTCTTGGCCACCACTTCACCCCCACGATCACGCCATCCCTGACGGTCGCCTCGGCGTACCATCGGTGCGGCTGCGGATAGTGCGGGCCCTCGAGCGTGACGCGGTGCTCGCCTGCCTGCACCTTCGCGGTATTGCCGAACATGTCGTTCGGCTGGTAGACGCCGACGCGCCTGCCGGCTGTCACGGCGTCCTTGAGTGCTTTCTTTGTCGTAAAATTTACGTCCGTATACATGCTGCCTCCTTGTTATCTGTTTTCGTGATGCCACAGCGTTTCGGCCACCGCCAAGATGCGAAAGATGATCCCCGCCCCCACGACGGCCGCGCCGAGCATGGCGAGGAACGTGATCCAGTGCTGCAGGTCCGCGAGGGTCGGGATGAGGGGTGCCATTATGCTGCCTCCCGCAACATTTCTTTGAGAACCTGAACTAGGTCGTGGCGCTCGGCGGGCGTAGCCATCTCGACGAGGTGCGTGAACTCTTCCATCAACGCGAGCCGCGCCTTTGCTGCCCGAACGGTCGTGTCTGGCAGCTTGCCAAGTGCGTGGAGTCCATCTGCGATTCGTTTCAGCTGTATGGTGTTGATCATGCTGACAGTGTAGATCAAGGCCACCTAGTTGTAAACAACTATTTTTAACCTATTTTAATGGCTATTCTTCCAGGCTTCTGCTCACCTCCGACATCCGCGAAATCCTTAAGCATTTCACCTAGTGTACAAAAATTACCTACAGGTATATAGTTGTCCCTTCTTGCCCCTCCCCGACAATACTGCCGCGCTGGCACTTGCCGTCTTACGCCTCACCTGCCTCCGGTGTCATTGGGAGTGGACTCGCCGCAAGCCTGTGCTGCCAACCATCTGCCCAAAGTGCAAGTCGAAGCTCTGGGACGTGCCACGTAAAGAAAAGGTCGCATGACATCACGCGGCATCGTCGAGTCCTACTTCGCCAAGCGCTTCCAGGTCGTCTTCTGGCCGGCCGTCGGCGACCAGAAAGGTCCGAAGGAGAAGGACTGGCCACGTCGACCGGCGACGCTAGAGCAGTTCACGGACGGCGACCGCGTCGGCATCCTGACGGGCATTGAAATCTCCGCTGGCAAGTTCCTCCACGACGTCGACATCGACTGGGCCCCAGGCTACCAGATTGCCGCCGCCTTCCTGCCGAAGACCGAGTTCATCTACGGTCGCGCCTCGAAGCGTGTCAGCCACTGCTTCTATACCCTCCCCGAAGCCCTCGCCTGCATCCAGTACAAGGATCCCATCGACGGCGCGATGCTGATGGAGGTGCGCGGCGTGAAGGCCGACGGGTCGATCGGCTTCCAGTCGATGGCGCCGCCATCGATCTGGTCGAAAGGTGACAAGCGCGAGCCGCTCGAGTTCCGCGCTGAGGGCATCCCCGCGCACTTCGAGGGCGTGAAGCACTTCCTCCAGCGCGTGACGCTCGGTGCCGTCGGCATGCTGCTCGCCAAGCGCCTCGGTCACAACGGATTCGGCCACGAGGTTCGGCTGGCGTGGGCCGGCTTCCTGCTCCGCGCCTCGATCCCGCCCGAAGACCTTGTCGCCATGGGCGAGGTCATCTCCACCCACTGCAACAACCGCGAGGTCGTTGACGTCAGGCAGGTGGTCGAATCGACGGCCGCCGCCCTCGCCGCCGGCACGAAGAAGGTCAAGGGTGGGCCGGCGTTCGCGAAGCTGCTGGGCGACAAGCGCATCATCGAGCAGATCAACGCCTGGCTCGGCCGCGACTCCGACTTCATCCGTACGCCCGACGGGCTCATCGTCAAGGACAACCAGCTGAACGTCCGCCGCGCCGTCGCGCTGATCGGCATCGAGCTCAGCTACCAGGAGTTCGCCGAGCGCATGCTCGTCTCGGAAGATGGCAGGCCGCCGCGTCCGCTCGACGACCGCACGCTCAACAACGTCTGGCTTCGCATCGACCGCGAGCATCACTTCCGGCCGTCGTTCACCTTCTACGAGAAGGTCATCACCGATGCGGCCTATGACAACGGCTTCCACCCGGTCCGCGACTACCTATCTTCGCTTACCTGGGATGGCGAGCCGCGCATCAACACGTGGCTGTCTCAGTATGGCGGCGCCGAAGAGCAGACCGAAGGCTCCGAGACGCAGACCTATCTTGAGGCCATCAGCAGCATCGTCCTGATCGCCGCCGTCCGGCGCGCATTCCACCCAGGTTGCAAGTATGACGAGATGCTCGTCCTCGAGAGCCAGCAGGGCTTCAACAAGTCGGGCGCGCTCAGGGCGCTCTGTCCTCAGGATGAGTGGTTCTCAGACGACCTACCGCTGAACGTCGACGCCAAGGAGATCATCGAGCGCACGCTCGGCAAGTGGATCATCGAGGCGTCAGACCTGGTCGGCGGCAGGAAGGCCGACCGCGACCACCTCAAGTCGATGCTCAGCCGCCAGATCGACGGCCCGGCACGCATGGCCTACGCGCACATCCCGGTCGAGCGGCCGCGGCAGTTCATCATCATCGGCACGACGAACAATAACGAGTACCTTGCAGACGCGACAGGCGCGCGCCGGTTCTGGCCGATCAAGGTCGGACGCTTCGACGTCGAGGGGCTCATCAAGGACCGCGATCAGCTATGGGCCGAGGCCGTGCACCGTGAGGCCGCAGGTGAGTCCATACGACTGGCCGAGGGGCTGTGGAGTGCGGCCGGCGCGCATCAGGAGCAGCGACGATCGGTCGACGCGTGGGAGGAGATCATCCAGGACGTGCTGGAACAGCTCGTGCCGGCCTCGAACGGAGCCGTCCGGATCGCGACGAGCAAGGTCTGGGACGCGCTCGGCATCGAGGCAGCCAGGCGAGACCTACTAGGTGCGAAACGCATCGCGGAGATCTTGCAACGCTTCGGATTCGAGCGGACGAGAATCATGGTCGACGGGAAGACGCAGGTCGGCTATTCGAGGTCGACACCCCTCTCCGATTACAAATCTGTAATCAGTAACACGCCAGACCTAATGTAATAGAGGTAATTAGGGTAATATTCCGGGCAATATTACTGGATTACCGATAGTTACACCTTCCCCCAGAGTTTATTTCTGCGTCTTCGGACTTCCCTACTTGTTTTATCTTTTATAGATAGGGTAATAAGTGTAATAGAGGTTAACTCAGAGAGGAACAGTAGCACTTAACTGACTACGCTCTATTACCCTTGTTACAGTATCCAAAAGTTTTAACAAGATTCCTATAGACACCTTGGCTTTTCTATGTTTAGGTGGAAAAGACAATGGCTCGACTTCAAACTCTTGCCGACTTTCTCGGGACGGAACCGTCTCCCCTCGAAGAGGAAATTGACGTCACGACGCTGACTGTCAAGGAGTTCTGCCGCGGTGTCCTGACGTCACGCGAGTATCGTCAGTCGATTCTCGACCGTGTCACGCGCGGTACGCTTCCGCCGGCGATCGAGTGCCGCATGTACGACTATGCGTACGGTAAGCCCGTCGAGCACGTTGAACACACCGGCGAGCACGGCCAGCCGATCGAAGTCATCACGCGCGTCGTACGTGTCATCGTCGATCCGGAGCTGGACGACTATGTCCCCGAAACCACAGTGATGCATTGATGCCGGCTGTTGCTGTAAAAGAGGTCGAGCTACGGGTCCAGACCCCTCGTGCGTTCCTACCTCTGCTATCTCCGAACAAGCGCTATCGTGGCGCATGGGGCGGTCGTGGCGGCGCGAAGAGCTGGTTCTTCGCCGAGCTGCTTATCGAGGAGTTCATCGAAGATCCGACGCTACGCGCCGTCTGCGTGCGTGAGTTCCAGAAGTCGCTGAAGTTCTCCTCTAAGCAGCTTATCGAAGACACGATCGAGCGCCTCGGCGTCGGTCGCCTCTTCCGCATCCTCAGCACGCACATCGAGACGCTCAAGGGTGGCGTCATCCTGTTCCAGGGTATGGCGACGCACACGGAAGAATCTGTCAAGTCATTAGAGGGATTCAAGATTGCGTGGTTGGAAGAGGCGCAGCGCATCTCGAAGCGCTCGCTCAACCTGCTGCGTCCGACGCTGTTCAGGGTCCCCGGCTCAGAGATCTGGGCCTCGTGGAACCCGAACTCACCGAAGGATCCGATCGACGAGCTGCTCCGTGGTGCCGACGTGCCGGAGGATGCGGCCGTCGCGAAGGTGAACTGGAGCGACAACCCGTGGTTTCCTGAGGCGCTGCGCAAGGAGCTTGAGTGGGATCGCGCTCGCGACCCTGACAAGTATGCGCACGTGTGGCAGGGCGCGTACGCGACGCGGTCCGAGGCGCGCGTCTTCAAGAACTGGCGCATCGACGAGTTCGACTCACCTGATGATGCGACATACTACTATGGCGCAGACTGGGGCTTTTCTGTTGACCCGTCGACACTGATCCGCTGCCGCATCGACGGACGGAAGATGTTCATCGATCACGAGGCGTATCGTATCGGCGTGGAGATTGACCACCTGCCGGCGCTGTTCGATCAGGTGCCCGGCGCACGGGAGTGGCCGATCCGTGCAGACTCGGCGAGACCGGAGACGATCTCCTATCTGCAGCGCAACGGGTTTCCGAAGATGCGTTCTGCGACGAAGGGGCCGAACAGCGTCAAGGAGGGCGTCATCTTCCTGCAGAACTATGACATCGTCGTCCATCCGCGCTGTATCCACACGATCGACGAGCTGACTGACTATTCGTACGTCGTCGACAGGCTGACGGGCCGCGTCACGCCGCTGCTCGCGGACAAGAAGAACCACATCATAGATCCGCTGCGCTACGCGACCGAAGAGGTCCGGCAGCCGGCGGTAGACGACTGGTTGGTCGTATGAACAAGGTCGAAGAGGCTTATACACTCGCCAGGCGCAGCGTGGAAGCTGTCGGCAATCTAGTTGACCTGGAGAAGCGGCGCATCGGTGCCCTGTCGATCGTGCTCATCGAAAAGGACGGACAGTACTTCAGCGGCTTCTGCACGAACATCGAGATCGCGTCACTAGTACCGCTCGTGCGTTCGTGGCTGGCGAACCGTGAAGAGGAGCTGCTTGGAGTGGTGGTGAACTGATGGCCGCCAAACCCGAAGGCGTCCTCAAGTCCCTCACCTCGGTCCTCCTCGAGCGCTATCGCTTCTTCCGCCAGGCGGGCGTCAGCTTTGGCGGCGCACGCGACCTCTACGCGGTGCTCGGCTACCAGCGCATCCTCCAGTATCTCGACTACCGCCTGCGGTATCAGCGCGGTGGCATCGCGAAGCGCATCGTCGAGGCCTATCCGAAGGCCACGTGGCGCGGCGGCGTGGAGCTGTACGAGGACGAGGACGCCGCGAAGGATACGGCGTTCGAGGAGGCGTGGAAGTCGATCCAGGATCGCCTGAACGTCTGGTCACGCCTGCAGGCCGCCGACATCCTGGCCGGCCTGAGCACGTTCTCCGTCCTCCTCATCGGCGCGCCTGGCGAGCTTGAGACCGAGCTGCCGCGCGGCACGTCGCCGGACAGGCTGCTCTACCTCCAGCCCTACTCAGGCGGCGGCGGTCCGCCCACGTCCAACACGCTGCTCATGCAGAACCACACGCAGGGCCTGGACTCGGACTGCTCGATCAAGAACTTCGACGTCGATCCCAAGAGCGTCCGCTTCGGTGAGCCGCTGACCTACCTGCTTCGCCGCACGGATATCAACCTACCGGGGCAGATGCGCGAGATCCATTGGTCGCGCGTCATCCACGTGGCCGAGGGCTGCCTCGACGACAACGTCTACGGCATGCCGACGCTGGAGAACGTGTGGAACCTGCTTGATGATCTGGACAAGGTCACCGGCGGCGGCGCTGAGGCGTTCTGGCTGCGCGCGAATCAGGGCTTGCACCTGGACGTCGACAAGGATATGGGGCTGCCTGGTTCCACGAGCGCTGGGCTGAGCGCCGACGAGCGGAAGGTGCTGCACGAGAAGGCCGAGGAGATCCAGCACCAGCTGCAGCGCGTCCTGGTCACGCGCGGCGTGACCGCCACGCAGCTCGGCTCGGACGTTGCCAACCTCGGACCGAACGCTGACGCGATCCTGAAGCAGATCGGCGGCAGCAAGGGCATCCCGACACGCATCCTGACGGGTTCGGAGATGGGGCAGCTGGCCAGCGGTCAGGACGCCGACAACTGGCGCACGCAGGTCCAGGACCGACGGACGAGCTATGCGGGGCCGATGATCGTGCGGCGGCTCGTCGACAGGCTCGTCGAGTACGGCTACCTGCCGAAGCCGAAGCAGTACGACATTGCGTGGCCTGTCGAAGAGGATATGTCGGAGCTGGACAAGGCGACGCTCGCGCTCACGCTGACGAATGTCAATAAGAACTACGGCAGCGACGTGTTCGACGCCGACTTCATCCGCGAGAAGGCGTACAAGCTCGAGCCGCTCGAGGAGCTGCCGCAGTGGGAGTTCATGTCGGAGCTGGACAAGGCGACGCTCGCCACGAAGCTGGCGATGGTCAACAAGGAGATGGGCATCACCGTCTACACGGACGACGAGATCCGCGACATGTCGTTCGGCAAGGCGCCGCTCACAGACGCGGAGAAGGTGCCGATCGGGGCGCCCGAGCGCATCAGCGTGACGCAGCCGCCGGAGCTGGGGGCGGACGGACAGCCTATACCACAGCCCGCGCTGCCGAACACGCCGGAGATCAAGGCGGCGCTTAGGGCGCTGGAAGAGGCGATCGAGGCGGACGATGCGGAAGCCATCCTGAAGATACTTGGTGACGTGCCCGGACATGAGTTCCACGGGAATCAGTGGACCGAAGGCGGCGCGACGGGCATGATCTTTAAGGAGTACGCTACGACAGGTTATGGACCTGGCGAGCGTGGGGCTGAGAAGGCTCGTGCCGCCGCGCAGGAAGCGCACAAGGCACTGACGAAGGCTGGCTTCGTGAAGGCGGCACCGACGGAGCATAAGCATATCGCCGGCGAGAAGATGGGCAGGTCGCAGGCGTATTATTCCAGCTCGAAGAAGTCGACGACCGAGTATGCGCATCCCGACGGGCGAAAGGCATCGTTGCAGGCCACGTACGAAAAGACTAGCAACAGCAGCGTTCGTGTGAAACATTCATGACCCCTCAACTCGCCGCCCAGCTGCTCCTCACCGCGCACCGCAACGTGCGGATGCGGCAGCTCGGCGATCTGCCAGGGCATGAGTTTCACGGGAATCAGTGGACGGCGAAGGTGGGTGATCTGAATGATTTCCCGCATCTAGCTGCCTTGCGAAAAATTGCTAATGACCCCCGCATTGCGGAGATCGAGGGTGGTGGGTTAGATAGTGGAAGAGTATTCTTGCATGCTTCTTTAGGGTGGCTTTTCGGGGAGCAGCGTTCAAAGTCTGTCGGAAGCCGTGAAGAAATTAAACAGGCCATGAAGCTATTGCGTCATGAGGTGCCGAAGACGCTCGGAGATCTGCCCGGCCACGAGTTTCATGGGAATCAGTGGACAGCGTATCACGGAACGACAGCTGAGAACGCAGCGAAAATTTTGAAAGAAGGGCTCAAGCCAGACAAACAGGGGGACATCTGGACGACGACGGATCTAATTGAAGCGAGAACCTACGCGCGTGCCGCAGGTAATAATTCCGTGATCTTAAAGATCAATGTACCTGCGCATGATACGACGAAGTATGACGAACGTAAAGGTGGCAAAACGCTTCGCGTATATAAGGAACCACTCAAAGCTGAATACGTGTCGATGCATTCCGCGCATGTCAGCGGCGGGCCTTTTGGAGAATGGAAGACACTCTCCGCCATCCCCGTCTCCTCCCGCGACCTCACCCCGCTCCACAAGGCCGCCGACGCGCACTACGCGTCCATCATGCTCGCGGTGAGCGCGGCGTTCATGAGGGGGAAGAAGGCGCTGAGGGCGAGCTTGCGAGGAGCGGAGTTCAATCCTGATGAACCGCGTGATGAGAAGGGGCAATGGACGAGCGGCGGCGTTCAACCAGAAGAAAAGGCGATCGCTGAGCGTCTTGGGCTGCCGACGACCTATAGCGGTACGGACAGCATGACGTCTCTTAGCGGTCGTTTGAATCCGGAGTCAGCTCGTGCCTACTTTGCGGGTAAGGCAGTTGATAACCCGATTCCGAAGAACAAGACGCTGACGATGGAGCAAGCTCAGAGGTTGCCCATCATGATGAGCGGCGAGACGAAAGAGGTTAGTATCGCGCCACTCAGGTCAACGCAAGACTACATCCAACCGAGTGCTGTTGAAAAGTATAAGAACGGCGAAGGGATGACCTCGCGTCCTGTCGTCGCCACGATCCACGGCGAAGAAGTGCTGTTGAACGGCAATCATAACGTGTTGGCGGCGCAACTACGAGGCCAGGACACGATCAAAGTTCAGCACCTTGGCGACTTCTCCAAGCATGCCGACTATATCAAGAAGGTCGACGCGCAAGGCGGCGGATTTACGTCGTTATCTGCTTCTCCGAACATCTCCGCAGCGGTCTCCGCCATCCGCGCCTCGCTCGTCCACGACCTGCCGCCGGCGCTGGAGAAGGCGTATGTGGCGGGTGGGGGAACGGTTGGCGGGTTGAAGGCTGCCGGCGACGTCGAAGGGCATCCGTTTCATGGGAATCAGTGGACGGAAGGCGGCGGTACGACGCGCGAAGAGAAGATCGCTCGCATCAAGGAGATCAACACGCAGCTGAAGCCCATCCTCTCTTCAACTGGCGGCAACCTGACGGCAAAGCAGGCGCTGCAAGTAGAGAAGATGACTGGCGAGATTCAAGGGCACTCGTTTGACATTGCGAAGCCTATCACGCCTGAGAAGGTTGCTGAGAACATCGCAAAAGCTGGCGGCACAGCAGCGCAGAATACGATGAAGCCGGAGACGATCGCGGTGGCGCAGCACGACCTCCTGCAGAACAAGGACGTCTACTCGGCTATCACGAAGTCTGCGACGGGTTCTTGGTTCAATCGCGATACACCCATCGACGACATCATGAACGGCAAGAACCCGAAGGTGAGCGCAGACCAGTTCCGTGCGACGTTCGAGAAGACGCGCGAGACGCTGCGAGCACAGTATGGCGACAAGGTGCCAGCATATCGGGCCACAACCAATCAGAGGTCCAAGGCGACGCAGAACTGGGCGACGACTCGAGAGTTTGCTGCCAACTTCGGCAAGAATATCGTGGAGCGTAGCATTCCGATCAGTTCTATCATCGGAGCGAACGTTGGCTTGCGTGGCACATATCACGAGTTGATCGTTGATGCGCGAGAGATTAGGGGCGCTGCTACTAAATTCAAGATGCAGTTCGACGCCAAGAACTCTAACGCCGCCACCTGGGCCCTGACGCACGCCACGCAGATCGCCGACGACATCAGCCAGACCTCGAAGGACAACATCGCGCTGGCCGTCGCGCGGGCGCAGGAAGAGGGCGACCTCGGCGAGCAGTACGACGAGATCCTGGACGCCGTGGGCGACGAGGCGCGGGCCTCCCTGATCGCGCGCACCGAGTCCATGACCGCCGTCAACGAGGGGCAGCGCGATGCCTGGGACCAGGCGCTCGAGAAGGGCTTGCTGACGGAAGACAACCGCGTCGTCTGGATCGCCACGTCGGATGCCTGCCCGGAGTGCGAGGAGCTGGACGGCGAGGAGCGGACGCTGGACGGCGAGTATCCTGGGGACGGTGGAGACGGTCCTCCTCTCCACCCAAATTGCAGGTGCACGGAAGGGATCGTAGGATGATAATGACCTTCACGAGCGGGGTGCTCAACGGTGCCACGGCCTCATGAACCTCACGAGTCGGACTACGTCGTACGGTACAGCGGTCCTGAACGTCGGAACGGCATTGGCAATGGCGACTGGACGTCGCTCAAGGCGTGGGCGAACGCGATCGGGATCATCGGCATCCCAGGCGCCATCGCTATCTATCTCGTCTACATCGGCGCGACGGAGATGCCAAAGTTGGTAGTCAACAGTTCACAGGCGATCGTCGAGATTCAGAAGACGCGCGACACGCTCCGTGACCATATCGTGCAGACGGACATCCTCATTCGTGCCATCGAGCGGACGTGCGTTGGCGTCGCAAAGGACTCCGATGCTAGAGCGAGATGCCTTGATAAGTAGTACCTGGAAGGGGTGGATCTGGCGCGTCGGGGTGGCGCTGGTCCTGTGCTTGTGGGCCATCGTCGGGCTGGAGGCCGCGTTCAGCATCCGCGTCATCTATACGAACGCCGCGCAGATCGCGGAGGTCAACAGCGAGATCGTCGAGATGCAGAAGATTCACAGCTCGAAGATGAGCGAGATGTCTATGCGTCTCGACATGCTCGAGAAGGTCCTGTTCGGCGACGTGCTGTCGAAGATCGCCGCGCAGCCGAAGGGCATCGAGACGTGGCAGCAGAATCGGGACAGGGAGATGCGCGAGCGGATCAGCAAGCTGGAACTCTGGCGTCTGCATCAGGACGCGCGATGACATGTCTCTCGATCGCGGACAGGGCGACAAGAAAAAGTTTCCGGCCAAGGACCTTGAGCGGCTCTACAAGAAGGGTATCGAGCAGCAGAAGATTCGAGGCGATCAGTTGAACGCGATTATCGGCGGGAAGGTCTACGACCCGGACGCCTGGTACGACGTCACCGAGAAGGGTGTCGAGAAGTTGTGACATGGGCATACCTGGCCGTGGCGTTCGTGGCAGGATATTGTGCAGGGCTGAGCAGGGCACGGCGGCTCATTCGTCAGTTGACAGAAGACTTGAAACGTAGCGCAACGAACTTACAGGGCGCGGTTGACGCGCAGAAGGATACCAGATGATTCTCGATGATCTCAAGGTGCAGGTGACGGCGACGACGGATGTGGAAGCCTCTGCCGTGGTGGCGCTCAACGGTGTAGCAGCTCGCATTCAAGCGGCCGTGGACGCGGCGATCGCGGGCGGCGCGACGGCGGAGCAACTGGCTCCGGTGCAGGCCGAGGTCGACGCACTGAAGGCATCGTCAGACGCGCTGGCGGCTGCGGTCGTGGCGAATACGTAGATGAGTCATGGGCCGGAGGCAGCGCTATTCGACTCCGGATCAGGATGCCTTCATCTATACGCTGCAGGTAGAACTGGTGGCGCTTGAAGACGCTCTTACCATATTGGAGCGCAGAATCATGCTACTACGAGACCGAGTGCAAGAGGAACTGGCCAAGAGGTGGGGCAAGGAATGCCCCGTGAAGAAGGCTTGATATGCCAAATCGTCCTGAGCATACCGACAAGATGAAGGCCTGCGTGGCGAAGCTTCAGGACACGCATGATGATTCGTCTGCCTACGCCATCTGCACGGCGTCGTTGCAGAAGGCTGGCGAGCCGGTCTTCGTGGGGGCTGCGGCCGGTGGTGCGGAGGAGATGAGGCTGCTGGGCGATGTTCCTGGACATGAGTTCCATGGGAATCAATACACTGGTGAAGGCGGGGCTGCAGCACGTCAAGAACGCATCAAAGAAATTGACAAGCAGATCACAAAGATAGCCGTGGGTCCCAATACGCCCCGCGCAATCAAAGAACGCATGCAGAAGATCGCCCCTTTGGTTCAAGAGCAAGAACTGCATAAAAATGTTCTTGACCCTACGCGGCCACAAGCCATCTTAGCTTCCTCAAAATTGACAAAGCGCTCGGATGGCGGATATGACGTACAGCATGAAGGCGCGAAGATTGGAGCGCTGGAGCCGGTAAGTTTCACTGGATTCAAGGCCGTTAACAGTGCGCAGCAGATGACCAGCCGCGAGGGGTTCAAGGCGCTATACGGCGACAAGATCGTCAACTCGCAAGGTACTCGTAAGGAAGGGCACGAAGCGATCGCGAGAGCGCACTCAGACGTATTGAGAACCCGACTTACTGGCGCTGAAGGTTATGTATTTGACGACGTCGACATAACTTCTCTGCGTACGCTCCACCTCGTCGGCGCCACGGGCGTCGTGCGCACGGAGATGTTCGAGGGCCGAGAGCACCTCGTCGTGCCGCTCATTGCGCTGATGGAGGGCGTCATCCACGCCATGAATGCCGAGACGCCGGAGTTCGTGCCGCTGGCCACGCTGCAGAAGGCTGCGGCGACGTGGAACGGTCGCCCTGTTACTCTCGGTCACCCATCGCGTGGCGGGGTTCAGTGCTCGGCCAACGACCCCGGCATCCGTGAGTCGCATGGCATCGGCACGATCTTCAACTCGCGCGTCGTGGGCACGAAGCTGCTACAAGAGGCGTGGATCGACAAGGCGAAGGCGAAGAGGCTTGACCCGGCGATGCTCGCGCGCCTCGTGACAGGCGAACGCGAGGAGGTCAGCGTCGGGGCGTTCGTCATCACGGACGGCACGATGGGCAGCTACAGGGGCAAGCCGTATCGCGCGCAGTGGCTGGAGACGATCGGCGATCACCTCGCGTTCCTCCCCGGAGGGCGCGGCGCCTGCTCCGTGGAGATGGGATGCGGGACGCACCGGGCCGCGATGCGGATGTTAGGAGGATCGATGGAACTGCTGGGATCGATGCCGGACAAGGCGCAGGTCGAGATCAACAAGCCTGGTCATCCTGCGCACGGCAAGAAGGGCAAGATCACGTCGTCGAAGGGCGACATGCATACTGTCGGCGATTATGGCACGTTCAAGCAGTCGGAGTTGAAGGCTGCAGCGGATGGCGAGGAGGCCGCCGAGCTTGTCGGCTACAACCTGCTGCGCACGCACCTCGACACGATGGGCAAGGCGTGGGACGAAGCCTCCGGCATCGTGAACGAGCTGGTCGCCGACGAGACCGAGAACCCAACCGAGACGGCTGCGGAGGAAGATGCCGAAGAGGAGGTCGAGTCGGCACGGCTTGACTCTGTCATGTCTCTGATGTCTGTCATCATGGCGATCGCGTCGCAGGCCATGTCGTGCTGTGCGGTCATGAATGCGCCGGAGGCGACAGACGTCATGCCGCGCTACGGGGCGATGCCGATGATGCCCTGCCCGACATGCGACGGCACTGGTCAGGTGAAAGATGGCAAGCAGTCGGACTGCCCAACGTGCGACGGCACGGGCGAGGTCGCCAAGTTCAAGGCGGCAGCTGGTTCACGGCATAACAAGAACGACCAGCAGATGGTTCAGGCAATTCACGATCAAGCTCAGGCGCTGGGTGCGCAGTGCGACCGGGCGAACTACAAGATGCTCCGCGACATCTCGCAGAAACAACGCGAAAGACTTCCGGATGCAGATTTCGCTGGCAAGGGCACGTCCTTTCCCATCAAGAAGCCGGAGGACGTGTCGGCGGCAGCGAGTTCAATCGGTCGGGCGGGCGCGGGCAACTATTCGACGGACGAGTTGAAGGCGAACATCATCAGGATTGCCTACCGGAAGGGTGCATCGTTCGTCGCGCAGCTCCCGGAGGCATGGAAGAAGAAAGCGGATCACAAAGCAGCAGCAAACGATCCAAACCGATTCTACATCGAGTCGGTTCTCAAGGGTGTACGATGAGTTGCGGATGTCCGACGGCGACATGTCGCTGTCATACAGGAGAGGTTATGGAGAATACGACACGCGAGGAATTGATTGCAGCGCTCGTCACGGATCGGTACAGCGGGTACAAGGACGGCGACGAGACGATGCTCCAGACAGCATCGGACGCGCGTCTGGGCGAGTTCAGGGCGTCGGCGGAGGCCAACCGGACGGCGGTGAACCGCATCAGCTCGCTGGAGACAGAGCAGCGCAACCTGCAGGCTCGCTTGAAGGTTGCTGAGGATCGCGTCAAGGCGTCCGAGCAGCCCCTGACGGAGGCCGAGTTCCTCCAGCGCGCGCCGGAGTCGTTCAAGCGCGTGCTTGAGGGACACAAGGCCGAAGAGGACCAGACGCGCGACGCGCTCGTGTCGATGCTGAAGGATCTCGGCGCCAACAGCGAGGCCGAGCTGAAGACGAAGAGCATCGCCGAGCTGCAGACGCTAGCCAAGTACGCCCGCGTTCAGGTTCCTGATTTCAGCGGCAAGGGCGTGCCGGTCCTGCGCGACGCGGAACGCACGAGCTACGCGGCACCCGATCCTTACGCGGCCGGCCTCAAGTCGCTGCGCGAGCAGACTCACTAAGATTTCGGCGGCTGAAGTCGCCAAGGAGATAGAGAGATGTCAATCACGAGAACGAATCCGAACACGATCTTTCTGGGAGGCTCGCGTACCGAGGTCGGCGACCTGGCCGCGGCAACATCCATCACGCCCGGCATGCTTGTCGAGCGCGATGATGTCGGCAGCGTCATTCGCTGGAAGCTCGCCACGGCTGACATTGCGGGACCGCCCGCGGTGGCGACCGAGCAGGCGTCCGTCAACAAGGGTGTCGACGACGTCTACGCGACGGGTGACCTGATGGAAGTCTCCATCGGGCACAAGGGCGCTGCGTTCTGGATGCTGATCGCATCAGGACAGAACATCGCTGCAGGCGACCTGCTCGGCTCTGCTGGTAACGGCACGCTGAAGTCAGGTGCGACCGTTGCGCGCTTCTCGGCACTCGAAACCAAGGCCACCGTCACCGTGACGACGCGCATCCGCGTCGAGGCACTGTAGTCAGCTTAGGGCTCCAGAGCCCGACAAGGAGAGATGAGATGGAACAGGAAATGAGATTCACGGCGGCAGCGGCAAACAGCCCGCTGGCCAGCGTCATCATGAACGCGTTGAAGGGTAGCGGCGGGTGGTCGATCGACGCGATGCGCCAGCCGGGCATCGACCTGCTCAACGCGGCAGAGTACGAGAACGGCTACCGGTTCCGTGCGGCAGGTCCTCTGCAGGACAAGGCGCAGGTCGTCATCGACAAGGCGGTCGTCGAGGTCGGACTGCAGCGCCTGACGATCGCGGCCGACATCATGGCGGCGGGGCTCACCTACACGCTGTCGGATCCGCTCAGCATCGCGCAGCTGGAGTGGAACTCGATGAGCAAGTCGGGAGCTGCACAGCGCACGATGTCACCATCGGCGAGGGGTGAGAACTCGATGCCCATCATCACGGTGAATCGCCTGCCGATCTACCTGACGACGGACAAGTTCGAGATCGACATCCGGACGCTCAAGACGTCGCAGCGGATCGGCACGCCGCTCGATACGTCGATGGTCAAGCAGAAGGTGCGGTCGGTGAACGAGGCACTCGAGGACGCGATCATCAACGGCGCCACGACGCTGGACGGCCAGGCGCTTGCCGTCTCCGGCTACTCGGCGCCCGGCCTCCTGAACGAGTCGCATGTCAACACGCAGAACCTGACGGCTGCTGCGTGGACGACGACACCGAACGGCCTGACGATCCTGACCGAAGTGCAGGCGATGATCACGAAGCTGCAGGCCGACAAGAAGTTCGGTCCATATCGGCTGTATGTCGGCACGCAGATCTCGAACGTGCTTGACACCGACTACAGCACGGCGACCAACACGGTGACGACGATCCGTGAGCGCCTGCTGATGCTCGACTCGCTGCAGGCGATCCGCACGGCGGACCTCCTGACATCGGGCAACGGCGCGACGCCGTCCATCGGCAACAAGGTCATCCTGCTGCAGATGACGTCGGACGTGGTCGACATGGTCGTCGGACAGCCGCCGACGGTCATTCCGTGGACGTCGCTTGACGGGTTCACGATTCACAACCTGATCATGGCGATCATGATCCCGCGCGTGAAGAGTGACTATGAGGGCAACTCCGGCGTGTGCGTCGGGACGACGGCGTAGTTAAACCGATTCGACGGAGGCGGATTCATATGGACACACCAACTGAGAAGCCATCCCTGGATCTCCTCCGTCGAGTATTTGTACCAATTGAGCGACGCACGGTGAAAGGCACGCTCGTCTTCAAGACGCAGGATGGCGACATGTACGCGCGGCTGGCGGACGGCTCGATTCGACGGACGCACCCGAAGGTTAATGGCAAAGACGCGCGTCGAGCGCGCCAGCAAGCTCGGATGCTTCAAAGAGCATCATGATGAAAATTCGCGCAGCGATTGTTATGCTGGCACTCCTCTCCGCAGCGGTCGTGAGGTACCGATGACGCAGCGTGACGCTGTTTGCCGCTGCGCGGCACGTAGTCGACAACGAGACGTCGCTCACGACCGCCGTCGCGTCCGGCGTCTGAGAATAGCGCTCGCATGACTGGACGTAGCGCGGAGGGAAGCGATCGCGGTCCGCGCCGTTGCCGGAACTTATCAGGAGGTCGGTAGCATGAATACGAATCCGCAGGCCATCGCGTTCGCGAATGGCCGCATCCGCCCCGCCGCAGATCGTCTCGCCCAAGCCTATTACATGGCGAAGGCGCTGGTAGCGGATTGGAACGCGCAGAACGTGGCGGCGGTGATCATCCCTGGCGATACGGTCAACATCATCAGTGATGGCTCAGCCACGGACGGGCGGAAACCCATTACCAACGACAACGCCTACGCGATCATCCTGCAGGCCCAAGCCTTGATCACGTTGTATGAGGCGAGCGGTGGAGCGCCCCTGACCTCCATCCTGCTCGTTGCGCCGAATCCTGCCGTGAAATAGCCGATGGCCGTTCCAACCATTCTGGTCAACTCCTCTACGGGCAGCGACTCCGCTGCCAGTGGCGCTGGGCCAGCGACGGCCAAGACCGGGAGTGCGGGTGTCTCGACAGGCACGACGGTGGTCCTTGACGGGTCTCCCGACTTGTCTGGTGTCGCCACCGACGGGAGCCATGTCCTGTTCTTCAACGACACCACGAGTGGAAATCGGAACTTTGCCGCCATCACAGGGAAAGCCAATAGCGGCACACCGACCGCCCAAGTGACCGTCGCGCTGGCTTTCGCTGTGACCACGAAGGCATGGGCTATCGGCGGGAAGCGGGCCAGCGTCTATGGGTCACTGCGGCTGGTAGATAACAACGGGACTGACGCGGACGCGCAGGCGGGCTGGACCGTGCAGATGGAATCGGGCCACACCGAAACCTTCGGCGGGCGGCTGGATGTCCGTGTCTCCGGCACGACGGTCGGCGCGTTTACGCTGCAGGGCGATCCCGCCGCTAGCGTGACGCCCGTGATCACGACGCCGAATGACATCGTGCCGCGGCAAAACTTCCAAGCCTACAAATACTTCAGCATCGTCGGCAGTGGTGGTCCCGCGAACGGCTTCATCGAGCTGGCTGGGTATATTCGGTATGAATCGCTGACGTTTTCTAGCTTTTCAGGGGGCATTAGCCTTGACCTGAGCGGCGGTGGAAACGATCAGGTGATCAACTGCACCTTCACCGCGAATGCCCACGCCATCAGCGTGTCGCAGGATACGCAGATCATCGGGAACTACTGCGTCAGTCAAACGGGATCCGCGATCAAGTGCAATACCCAGCCGCTGACGGGATTGCTGATCTATGACAATTTGATTACTGGCGCTGGGGCGGAAGGCATTCAACTCGATCAGTCCCGTTCGGATCTATACGCCGGTGTCCACATCATTGCCAACACCATCGACAGTTGCACGGCGGATGGCATCAAGTATGTCTCGACGGCGAACGGGGCAGGCAACAGCGAAGGAGCGCTCTGCGTCATCAACAACATTCTCAGCAACAATGGAGGCTATGGCCTCAATGTGGACTCGACGCTGGCGGCGGCAAACTCCAGAGGGATTGTGGTCCGCAGTAATGATACCTACAACAATTCCTCTGGGGCCTATAGTCCGACGGGTCTCGGGGTGGGGGATCCGGCGACGAATCCGGCGTATGTCGGGAGCGGCAACTACACCCCCACGGCGAGTGCCCTGAAGGGGGCCGCGATCCCACTCTCCTTGAACGGGGCGACGAACTACCAGTGGATCGGCGCGATTCAGGCGCTCGCCCTGATCCTAGCAATACTCGGAGTCACGATTCAAGAACCGGTCATCGGCAGCAATACCTTCTAAAGGAGATAGCATGAGTTTCAAACAGGGCGAGAAGATTCACACGCACGATGGCAAGGTCCACCGTGTCGGAAAGGGCGGCAAGCTGCCGAAGATGCGCGTGCCCGGAGAGCGGCACGCGATTCGGGGCTTCATCCGAGGGGCGCTGGTCGATTGCCTCTCCGGCGAGGAGCAGGTCGGCGACTGGCACGAGAACGTCATCACGACATACGGCTTCGGCATCGTGGTTCGCAACTATGCGGGCCTCGCGTCGTCGGCCTCGTCGGTCGCCGCCACCGTCACATCAGACATGGGCTTTGCCAGGTTCTGGGGCCTGGGCTACCAGACGGAGGCGCAATCCAGCAACTTCAGCACGATGTCGAAGATCGACTCGACGGAGTGGCCGCTTGCCTCGACAGGTGGCGTCAGCCGCGCGACGGTCTCGGTCGGTTCGCAGCTGCTGAGCGGCACGTACTCGCTCTCGCAGAGCTTCCAGTACGCGAGCAGCCAGATCAGCCACGCTCAGACCGTGAACTGCATCGCGCAGTACCACCACTCGTCGGTCGGCTCGGGCACGGCGCACTCGCTGGCGACGTTCGCGTCGAGCACGAAAGGGACGACGCAGGCGCTCAACGTGACGTACAACTGGGTATTTTCAACTTAGTAGGGATGCGCCTAGTAGGGAGGCCGAACGGCGCAACCTTCTTTTAAGGATGGTCATGGCGAAGCAGAAGCAGACAGGACCAGATCCGAAGTTCACCGTTCCTATCGGCACCGAGGGCGCCCCTCTGGAGATCATCTACGGGCATAACACGGCGGTCAAGAAGGTGCTGATGCAGTTCAATTTGCTCACCAGCAGTTTGATTTTGACGCCAGAGGATGCCCGCGACGTGGCGCGCAAATTGCTCCATTATGCCGACATGGCCGACGGAAAGAAGGCCATGTGACGCCCAAACTGCGCAAGAAGATCGAGGCCAAGAAGGGGATCCTGCTTGACATCTCCTTCGGCGGGGCTACTCAACCTCGTAGTATCACCCTCGGTCCGAAGGGCGACATCCGTCAGCCTCCAACCGATACATTTCAACTACGTTCCGCGTGCGTTCATACGGCGATCGTGACGCACGTCCTGGAGTTCATTGAACCGCAGAAATACTTTGCGTGGTGGAATAATTTGCACCGCGTGATGTTGAAGGATGGCATCGTCTACATCAGCGGACCCTACGGCGGCGACGAGAGTCAGGGCTGGCTCTCAGACCCGACGCATCGGATTCGGATCGTCGAGCAGAGCTTCGCGTGGCTCGACCCGCAGACACCGTTCTACGCGCTGCACGAAGCAAGGGGGCGCAAGACGCCGCTGCCGTGGAAGACGTTGACAGTTGCGCGCGTACCCGGCGCGCATGGCACGGTGACGTACAACGTGACGATGCAGGCGGTGAAGAAATGAGCGACAAATCTATTCGCGCTGTCGCAATCGACGATCCGATCTGCCCGATGTGCCGGACACCGACACTCGGCGTTGATGAGGGCATTGGTCGCTCGGCATATGAATCCGATGTAAGCGAAGAAGGTGAAGATGAGATGCTCATCACGACTACGATGTGGTGGAAGACGCGCTGCCACACGTGCAAGACGTCCGTTGAGCGGCATTTACTTGGCGTGGTCGGTTGCCAAGAGGGAGGCTTTGAGCCTAACGTGTCCGAGGAAGTTGAACCGACACCTCACGGTCTCATCATCAAGGAACTGCGCGAGCTGAAGGAAAGTTTGGCGGTGAAGTGATGGACATCCGCACAATCACCGAACTCTCCAAGCTACTCGGCTCTCGACGCCCGAAGAGCGTCTACGAGATTGGCAGCCTGAACATCAACGGCAGCGTCCGGACCCTCTTCCGCGACGCGAAGGAGTATCACGGCATCGACATCGTCGAAGGCCGGGATGTCGATACAGTCGGCTACGGCTCGACATATGAACCTCCGTTTCGCCCCGACTGCGTCGTATGCTGTGAGGTCTTCGAGCATACGCCTGACACTGAGGCGATTGTCAATCAGATGGCGAAGCTCGTCGTCCCTGGTGGCATCGTCCTGATCTCCTGTGCCGGGACACAGCGTCCGCCGCACAGCGCGGTAGATGGAAAGGATCTGCCGGATGACGAGTACTACGCTGGCATCGACCATCTGGTGCTGACCGAATGGCTGAAGGCAGCAGGCCTCGTCAACCTCCGGCTGATCATCGGCTGTCTGCCGGATACGACAGACCCGGATACCCAGGGCGTGCACGACATCTACATGATCGGGCAGAAGCCGATTGGCGCTTTGGCCAATCCGTACGACCCCGTCACGATGGGATCGTCGGCCGCGAATGCACCGCCGGCAGACATCGCCACGCCGAAGCAGCTGACGGTCGTCGAGCAAGGCAAGACGACTCTCGAAGAGCTCGCGCAGTCCGTGCTCGATACGCGGGAGAAGTACGGCGAGGTTCTCCAGGCTTACCACGAAGTCTGGTACAACGCGCCGCATACGTGGAGCTACACGCAGTTCCTGAATATCGGGGTCATGAAGTCGCCTAACGACATGTGGATCTATCAGGACATCATGGTGAACCACAAACCGCAGACGGTCATCGAGACCGGGACGTATCAGGGAGGTTCGGCGCTGTGGCTTGCCTCGCTTGCCGACCTGATGGGGATCGACACGAAGATCTTCACCATCGACATCAAGGACTTCCGGCGCTGTGCGCATCCACGCATCACGTTCATCCGCGGCGACTCGACAGATCCAGGATTGGCGGCGGACTTGGCCAAGCAGGTTGAAGGATCGCTGCTGGTGATCCTCGACGCGGATCATTCTGCCGAGCACGTGCGAAAGGAGCTCGAGCTGTACGCGCCGCTCTGCAAGGTCGGCGACTGGCTCGTCGTCGAAGATACGAACATCGCGTGGCCTGGCGAGCAGGGCGACCGCGGTGCAGCAGGAGGGCTGGCCGACTACCTCGCGCAGCATCCTGGCGAGTGGCAGCAGGACATCTTGTCCGAGCGGTTCCTGTTGACGATGAATCCCGGCGGGTGGATGCGCCGCGTCGGCGTGTACAGGGAGTTTTACTACGAAGGCGAACTACAGAAGCAGCAGCTGGAGAGTGTGAAGTGAAGTGGACAAAAGAAGCGGCCATCGCTCATCGAGAGCGCGTAGACGAACGCGCCAACCGCAAGGCTGACGTCGAGAAGCGAGATTGGGCGGAACACAAGCACGCGCGAAAGCTGAAACGAACGAAGTCCATGCTCGGCGAAGTCTCGAAGGGCATCTTCGTCAACCCGGTCAACCCGAAGACTGCCGAGAATCAGGTCCAGGTCCTCCTCGGTACGCCGACACTCGGAACGGTGCGCATCGAATGGCACAACATGATGAAGGGCATGGTCAGCCCGCCGAACTGGTCGCTGATCACCAGCACGCCGACAGGCTATACGGTGCCAGACGCGCAGAACATGCTGGTCGACACGATGCTGCGTGGCAACCTGCGGGCCTTGCTGCTCATCGAGGATGATACCTGTCCACCTCCGCACGCCATCCTGACATTCGACCGCTGGTTCTGGAAGATGGAGCGTCGACTGGCGCCGCCGGTCGTCAGCGGCCTGTATCACATCAAGGGTAGCGCGGAGGTGCGGAATGGCAAGAAGGGCGGAGTCGAACTGCTTGGTCCTGAACCACTTGCATACAGGGGGAGTGGGCAGCGTGCCTATCGTGACTGGAAGATGGGCGATGTCATCTGGGTGTCCGGCGTGCCGACTGGTGCACTCCTTCTCCATCGCTCGATCCTTGAGGCATGGGCGAAAGAGCCGGACGTCGAAGAGTACGCTGTGCCGGGCTACCCGCACGTCATGAAGCGCATCTTTCAGCAGCCGTCGCACGTCTGGGTAGATCCCGAGACGAAGGGCGTGCATGTTGCAAGTGGCACCTCGGACTTGTGGTGGTCGGAGCAGACGATCAAGAGGGGCCTGCTCGAGAAGGCTGGCTGGAAGAAGTACGCGAAGAAGGAGTTCCCATACATCATCGATACGGGCATGCACTTCAAGCACATCGATCGTGCGACGGGGATGATGTACTGATGGTCACGACAGTTGCATGCCCTGTCTGTACCAAACCACGCGAGGAAGATTCGCCATGTTGGTGGTGTGAGGATGGCCTTTCGAAGACGAAGCACTCGTGGAGTTGGAAGGGTTGTGGCGTGTGCCACGGATCTTGCCATGGCGGACATTGCGGAAATGGATGTGAGGCATTCGGTGGATGCCGGAAAACTAGATGCATCTGCAGTCTGATCGGTCCATGTCGCCCGTGGTGGAAGCCGAGATGGCTAGGTAACTGGATGTTTGGAAGGCGAATTCGGAATGTCTACTGACAACATCGGCATCGCTGACCTTGTCTTCGTCGAGATGCAAGAATGCGCACCACTCGATACCGTTATTGAAGAACAGGTGCATTCAGTAGACGCCGTGCACCCAAGCAACGTGCTCGCCGGCACGACGCACCGTGACTGTGGTGGAATCGTGCGCTGGGAATATGAGTCGGACAAGCCTGTCGAGTTCGGGCAGGCGCGGTGTAAGAAGTGCGGACAGGTGGTGACCGTGCGAGGCGCGCTAGTTGGCTGATCTCTCAGTAGTCGTCGTCGCCGCGACGCTGGCCCTCTCGGAGACTGTCTCCCCGAGCGGCCTTGGCAGTCGCACCCGGTTCTACTTCCCGAACAGTGGGACCGCGGCCGTTTCGCCGTCCGCAGGGACAGGCTGGAACGACACGACGCAATTCGATCGAGTCGCCCTCGCTCGCTCGCACAAGAACGAAACGGCGGTTACGAAGACTGAGATCTTCAACGGGTCAGTCCCGGCGAAGGTGCTCATGCGGCAGTTCGTCTCCGAGCCTATCTCTGCGCAGGTCATTTCCGGCTCAGTCAAAGGCCAGCTGCAAGGGCTTACGAGTCAGGTCGCGAAGCTGGGCAACGTAGCCGTTGCCATCCGCATCGTCAAGAACGACGGGACGGATTATAACCCCGTCAAAGACCTGATTCAGACGCCAGCAGCCGGCGATCTGGTCGCCGCTCCTCCGCAGTTTAGCACGACGCTCACGAACCGCTCCCTGAACAACATCAGCGAGCAGGTCGGCATCGGTCTGACTCCGCAGACGGCAGTTGCTGGAGACCGGATTGTCATTGAGCTGGGCGTGCTGGACACGGTTGCCAACGCGTCGAGAACGCTCGGACTCTCGTTCGGCGGGACGACGATCACCGACCTCGCCGAGGACAACACCACCACCACCGTCAACTATCCGTGGATCGAGTTCAATACTCCGATCCTGATGGATCCGATTGAGCTGCTCAAGCTCTCGGAAACCGTCACGGCAAAGAGGTATGGCGATGCCACGCCTGCGAATGAAGTCCTCCGACTCTCGGATACGGTCACCGTCACGCGCGATCTTGAGACGGGAGGGTTCGACGAGACCCTGCGGTTATCGGACGTAGTTTCGTCAGCGCTACAGCTGGCCGTCTCAGTCGGGTCAGAAACCTTACGCATAACTGATACCTCAACTCCTGCGATAGAACTATCGACGTCCCTGACGGAGACGTTCCACCTTGGTGATGGTGGTGCGGTCAACCAACAAGGTATCGTCCGACTTGAAGGCGTCCTTCGCGTCATAGATGGTCCGCCCGTCGCGGAGCTAGGCTTCTTCGTCGGTCCGGAGGTTCTTGTCCTCTCGGATACGGTCGCTGCCGCGTTAACGAGCGGCGCTAGTGATCTTAATGCCTCCGGATTTGATGAGACGCTCAAGCTCTCCGAAAGCGTTCAGACAACACTCGATCCGCTGCAGGCAAGCCCCTCAGAGATCATTCACGTTTCGGATTCCGTCCAGACGCTGCTAAATCCGCTGCAGGCGTCGCAGACGGAAACGCTGAAGCTGACGGATACCGTTCAGGCGCAGCTTGATACGCTACTCGTATCGCTCTCCGAGACGCTCAAACTTTCTGATGCAGTTTTTGCGTCGACCGACGCACTGAGCGCGTTACTTCAGGAGACGCTGAAGCTCTCA